CTGTTAAGATAACAGGCACTCAATCAGAAAATGCTGGTTGATAGGAAGAAATAACACATTTAATAAGAAAGCCTCCAGACTTTTCTTCTAACTGCGATACGCTCCACCATCTTTTCATTTTGTTTTTAGGATACAATATTGAACCAAAGTCAATATTTTTAACTGTCGTCCAACATTCGAAATTAACATCTGTTTCTTCTGTTATCACTATTTCTAATACAAAAGGCGTATCGTATGAAATAGTTTTACGAACTTCATCGTATAACGAATCCACTTTACTTTCTACTTTCGTAGGCAAACAATAACACAAGGTTGTTGGAATAGTTATTTTTTTATCTTGTTTTGGAGGTGGAACTTCTTCTTTTTTTACAGCTTCTTCTTGTTTGGGCGGATTTCTTTCCAATTCTTCGATAAAAGGATCTTTTTTTACAACTGTTTCTTGCGATACATTGTTATCTTCGGAACCAAAACTATAAGGATTCCATTCCATATTATGAAGAACATATCCATTCCAAGTTTTTTGTTCTTTCATAACTGGTATTGGACCGTTTAATTTAAAAATTGAACCATCTGAATTTTTAATAGCCATGCAATATAATATCAACATATATCTAAAAAATATTGTTAAGTAAAAAATACCAAAGGCAATACTATATAAGATTGTATCGGAAATTATGATTTTTAATATGCCAATTAATTTGGTGAAATACCGTGGGGTACACGGAAATTAAAGCTGGTTGAGAGGATAAGTTTCATGTCGAGAAATCAACAAGTCACCATCTAATAGACCAGAATCAAACAAAAAATCTGCTTATAGATTTTTATAAGTTTGTATACCAAAATTACTTTTTGGAGATTGATTTACATGGCACTTATAGTTCCAAACGATAGCGAAATTCTCCTGTTGCAATATATAGTTAACTCTACCAATACTGATGGAACTGCACCTACGGCTACAGTTGCAACATATTCTAGTGGCAACAGAGTGTTACATCTTTTCACAAACAATTTAACTCCAGCAGAAACGACGACTATTGGTGCGGTAACAGAGGCGACAGCATCTGGATACGCATCGATTACTCTTCTTGGCACAGCATGGAGCATTGGTACTGATGGGGGTGGAGTAACTACTGCAAGTTATTCTGAAGTTACATTTACATTTACAACCGCAGTAACTTGTTATGGATATTACATTACCACTAGTGCTTCGTATTCTGGCGGTGTAAAACTACTATGGCTTGAACGATTTACAGGCGCACCTTTCCAATTGCCTTCTGGTGGTGGTCAAATCGCTATAACACCAAAAGTTTCACTAGAATAACAAACAAAACATGGTTTTATAAATTAAAAAGGGTCGATTTAATAATCGACCCTTTTTTTTTAATTTTAAGCAATATATAGATTGTCACAAACTGGGGTGGAAATGATTTACAATTGCGATGGAACACCATATAAACCAAGTGGTACATACCAACAATACAATCCAAACAATCCAGAACACGATTTGTTTAATTCGTGGGATCAAGAATCATTGCGTAGAGGTGGATCGCCAATATTTTATTACGAAGTCTTCATCCAACCACAAACAGTTGATCCCATTTATTTTGAAGATCGTGGTAAACTTTTCAGCCCAATTTCAGTCGAGCTTTGGGGCAACTACGAACCAGTACCTTCTCAAAATTATATGAGTGCGTTTGGTATAGACGCACCAGACGAAATGAGATTTGAAGTAAATTATAGAGCCACATTAAAATCAATTGGTCATCCACCAAAAATAGGTTCAAGAATTTTTACTCCACATCTAAGAGAAAATTGGGTGGTGATTCAACGGAATTTAGGGGAATTTAAATTGTGGGGTGCTTTGCGATTGGAATTAATTTGTCAAAGATTCCAAGAGTCGCTTACCACTGGAGAAGGAAAAGTTACAGAAGAACAACCAAAAGTACAAAAAATTAAAATCATATAAGGAGTCAAAAATGAACTTTTATAAATTAAACAATCTTATTCTTGAAGAAATCGAAGTCAACAAGGATCAATCTGGGGTAGATGCTCCAGCCAACGACAATGCAGTCAGTGCCTTTAAACCTGTACTTCAAGCATTAATCGACAAGGTTCAAAATGAAAAAGTAAAAAAAATGATTCAAGAATTTATTGATAAACTTTCTGGAACCACAACCGAGCCTTCTAAAGAAAAAGCTCCAGAAAAAGCATCGCCATCTGGCGAAGTTCCTGCTCAACCTTCTGCTCCACCACCATCTGGTAGTGCAGAAATGCCACCAGAACCACCATCAACGCCACCAACACCACCCCAAATGTAATATTTCCTACTTGGACTTATGAGCATAAAAGGAATTTTTATTTTCTTAATATATCTCGGTTCGTATTGATATAAAAACTTTTTTTGGTTGGTTTTTTTGGTTGTTATAAATTTCATAATGTAAAATATAATAGTAAATATTTTATTAAAAAGGATAAGCAATGGAATCAGAAAAGAATGTTTGTAATGATAAAAGTTTCTTGCCAAACAACCCAATATTAGATAAGCCTCCGGGAAATTGTGATGGGCCAGAATTAAATTTAAAAAACCCAAATACCGAAGACTTGGCTTGGTTAGACGATAAATCATTTAAAAAAACAGGTCTCGGAGCGGGAGCAAACTGCGACCCAATGCAAACAGGCCAAATCGTACAAGATTCAAATAATCCCGATACCCAAACAGTTTATAGATACAGCAAGGCTAAACGTGGTTGTGATGAAGCCATGATCGATCTATTCAGAAATGTAATAGTAATCGATGAAAACGCAAAATCATTTCCAGTACCGATAATTTGGGGTACTCAAGAAAAAGCAGTAGCAGCAATACTTCAAGAAAATCTTGTAAAAGACGAAACCCTTGTAGTCAATCGCATCAGGCTACCTTTCATGGCAATTATAGATAATGGTTACGCCTTTAATGCCAACAGATACACATACCACAAAGCAATTGATTACATGCGTGATCCGGCTCTTGGAAATAAGCCCGGATTTACTACAAGCGAAAAATATGAAAGAGACACAATATTTGGCGTAGCAAGAGGTATTCCAATAGATATAAATTACACATTAACTATTTGGACATTATATTTGGAAGATATGAATCAGATATTCGAACAAATTATTACAAAATTTAGTCAAACTGCATATATAAGAGTAACTGGCGTACCTTGGGAGGTAATTGTAAAGTTAGATTCGATATCAAATAATCTTGACGCAGAACCGGGCGACCAAGCAATCAGGATTATAAAATACGAATTTGGATTTACTACTGAAACTTTCATACCTCAACCGATAGTTAGAAAGAAAGCGATATTAAAGACTAAGATCGACATTGTTGATGGATTAAACGAAAATGATATATCGAAGGTTATGCTTAAAATAGAGGAAGCTGTTAAGGAACTTAAATGTTAGAAATTAAAAACAAGAATAAATTTCCAGTACAGTTGATAATAAAGTCAAGAAAGGCACCTCGTTCTTTCACCACTCTAAATGTTCCATCTATAGGTAGTGGAAAAAATATTTATTATTTAGAAGATGAAAGAACAACTGAATACATAGATAGAGCAGTAGATCAAGGATTAATATCCGTAAAATACCTACCAAACAAAATTTTGCTAAAGGGAGATAAATAATATGGCTATTTTAAAAGGTTTTCCACCTTCGAACACAATCAGTCCCAGTGTAAGAATAACTGAGAAAGATTTGTCCTTCATCGCACCAGAACAAACTTTACATGTTGGTGCATTGGTAGGATTTGCAAGCAAAGGCCCAATTAACTTGCCTACGCTCGTAAGCACTAACGCTCAACTTCATAGAATTTTCGGACAACCTCATCCAGATGTTAGCGATCCATATTTGACATATGCTGCTGATCAATATCTTTTAGTAGCAAATCAAGTGTATATCGTTCGTGTTGCAGAAGTAGACCCAGTAAATGATGAAGAAGCTACAGAAGCAAAAGTTAAAATTCCATCCGCAGGTGGAGTTGTAGAAGTAATAGGCTCTGTTGGGTTTATGAACGACGAATCAGAAACAGCCACAGTTATGACCGATAAGTTTTTCGCATATAGATTAAATGGTCAGCTTATGCCAAAGACTTTGGTTCTCACTGTTGACGATCTTGAGCTTGGACAAGAATATACAGTTCAAGAAGTCGTAACAGCCCTTAATGATCAACTTAGTTCCGATGATGGAATTGAATTCTTCAAGCACGATGATGGCGATGATGATTTCCTTGGAGTAAGGACTATTTGGGCTTATGGTCCAAATGCTACATTAGAATTTGTTTCCATTCAAGATTCAATTTATGGTGGTGACAGCCAATTTGGTTTAGGAACCGATATGTCTCATGCTTATGTAACTGGAGACAATACCTTTTTCCCTCTTGATGATGCATATTCAGTAAACGGAGAATATGATCTAGGTGGGTTATCTGAATTGAATATCAACATCGTTGTAGACGGAACCGATAATGTTCTTATCGATAATGTTGTACAAGTAGTAGACTTAGACGCAGCATTAGGAACTTTAGCTGACGACACCGCAATTGCAGATATCGT